ATGCGTTCAGGTCATTGGACTCTCGATAAATGCCAATTGGCTCATCGATAAGACCACCTATGTCTTGCTCAGGTGAACCGTTACCTGGCCACGTGTTAGGTTCATATATGTTAGCTTGTGCGTTAGGTATGCTTTTGTATGGTGTATAGCCATCGAAGATGTTGTCTGTGTTGATGTCGTACTTACCACGACCCACAGCAAGCAACAGTACCTCAGTTTCTTGGTTGTTTACGCCAATTCTATACGGCGCTTGCCATAATGGGGGTGTGTGTTTCTTAACAGTACCAAAGATATCATCGATACGTTGATTAACAGCAGGATCGTTCTCAGAAGCACCTAACGAGTTAGTGGCACTACCTTGTTTACGATTACCGACATTAGGTACGTCTATCTGGTTCATCATCACAAGTGATGCAGTGAATGATAGTGCTGCGAATATGTAAGGTATGTACGCTAAAAACCCAGGACCTTGTGGAATGTTGGATGCGTGGAATATCTCAACTTCGCCATCGCTGATTGATAAGAACTCACCTCCAACAGTGTCTATTTCTTCACCTAGAATATCGGTTTTGAAGAAACGCAAGTCCAACAGCTCATCACGTGTGAAGTCTTTTGACTTGAGGAAATCACCAATGTTATCTACCCATTGAGATTCAAATTTTTTACCTGTTGCGTCTGCGTAATATCTGATTGTAACCATTTATGAAAACTCACTTTAGGGTAGTAGGTGTTTATAGATCCAAGTGTCCATTTACAAACTGAGCCTAAGCCAACATAAGGTTTAAAGTTATGGTACACACCATAATCATAATAGATACCTATGTGACTTCCACCAGCAGGGTTTGTCATCAACACTAGACAGTGATCTTCAGGTGTGGAAATGTCGGTAAAGTTCTTACGCATCCACACCATGAAGGATCTATCGAATTCGTTTGTTACAGGTATATTAACATTCAAGTGTGTTGCGTACCACTCTGCTACGAAATTGGCACAGTTATAACCATGCTTGACGTAATGCTTGCCAATCACAGGAACGCTTTAGTCATTGGTACACGTGTTGTGGTAACAGACTCACCAGTGGCTTGTGCGTTAACAGGTTTCGTACTTGATGTGATACTTACACCTATTTCATTACGTGTTGTCTTGACCACATCAGTACGTGTAACAGGTGTTTTTAGTTGTGACACTGTGCCATCCCGATACATCACGTAACCTCGTGACTCGACAACAGGCAATTCAGTGGATTCAGGATCACGTAACGCTATCTCACTTGCTATAACGTCATTAACCTGCTGAACGATGATGTTGCGCTCATGTACCATGTCAGCGTTACTGCTTGCTTGACCGATTTCCATAGGTGCATATTCAGCAGTAACAACTTCAGCAGTTTCAAGTGTCACATCAATACCCTCAGTGAAAACATGTTGCAGGTGATAGTCTTTACTAAACCAACTAGCAGTAAGAGTTATCACCTCAAACGTGTCTTTCACAACAGGTGCGCTTGCATATATTTCACGTAATTCGCTGTCTGTAATTGCCATGTGTTATTCCTCTGGCATTGCTTTAACGATGTACTTCAGACCATCCCAATACTCAGTGAAGTCATCACCGTACTGCTGGTACATGAGGAACAAGTAATCATCAAGGTCTTGATCTCGCACACTCTGTATCTCAAGTGTGAACGTCACATCACCATCAACAGCACTTGAGAATGGATCACTCCACTCACCCACAACCTGTACAACGTATGGTTCAGTAATGGGTCGGTCAGCACTCAGATACGCCACGAACTTTTTACCCTCGTTGCGCTCAAAGAACACCTTCATAAAGTCCTGCATGTAGACGTTCTCTAATCGATATGTTACATCTGCCAAGTATGGTTGATTATAGAACTTTTTACGCTGTCTGCTCAGACCACCTTGTGTATCACTGGTGATTGTTCCCACCTTGCGTACACGTGTGAAAGAGTCCACCAGTGGAACCAGTGGCACACCACCGTACATGAATACATCTAATCCTGAGATATCACCTTTAGTGGCCATTAGTATTTCCTCGTGGTGTTGAAGTTCTGACGCATCGCTTTATCTGTTTTACTACCTTTTTTACCAATAACACCAGACACGCTTTTATCAATGTTTTTACTGAAGTGTTCAGCTATTAATATCTTAACATTGTTTTCATCGATTTGCTGAACTTCAGTTTTAACACTGCCGGTTGCGTTATTAACCACCGTGACGTTAAGACCTCCACCACCAACCATTGCCGCAGTATCTTTACTACCTGTCACGTTAAGACCTGAACCTGAGTTGTTGTACACCATCGTACCGCCAACCATTTCATCGTATCGTTCAGCAACAACACCTGCTTGACCGTTGGGAATGACACCACCTTTATCGAACATACCAGCGAATGTTGTACCTGCTATGATACCAGCAGATGCGTAACCTAGTGAACGTACAGCAAGTGCTGAAGATATCATCTCAGCAAGTGTACCTGTTGAACTGAACGCCATCGCTTTAGATGCTGCCATCTCGGTGTTCACTATTGTAGATGCTAGCGCAACAGCTTGAGTGGCATAGAACATTGCCTCAGCCTCTTTACTGCCATCCTGTGCTATTGCTGTGAGTTGTGCCATCACGTTAGTCATGCCACTCAAGAACTCTGCACCTGCTTGATACTCGGCCTGTAAACCAGCGTGTGCTAAGTCACCCATTACTTGCTTGTGGCGCGATTGTTCTGCTTCGGTCAACTCGTTAATACGTTTGTGTTCTTCGTATCTCGACCACCCTATTTTTTTACGTTCTTCGTTCAGTGTTTCCATTAGTCGGTTGTGCTTCACCATTTCATCAAGCACTGGATCACCAGTTTTACCTGCACCAATTTCTCTACTTGCCCCACCTAAGACTTTTTCGCGTCGAGCAACTTCTGCTTCAGCTTGCTTGTACGCTTCTTTGGACAATCTAACGCGATCTTTCTCAGCTTGTGCCACTGCCTCAAGTGCGTCTTTCTCGTCATAATATTTGTTGATCAACTTCTCTTGCACAGGTAAATGTGCAACTTGTGCGCTTGTTGTTACAGACAGTTGAGCGTTGAGAAGTGCTTGCTCTCTGGCACTAAGACCTAACAATTTAATCTTAGTTTTCCAAGATTCAATAATTGCTTGTGACTGTGCTAGTTCATCAGACGCTAGTTTTCTGACTCTTTCGGCCTCATCAGCTTCTTCCACCATCTGAGCAAGCAACTGTTTTTCAAACGACAACTGTTCTTTTTGTGACTTGTTCAGTGCGTCTATTGCATCTTTTTTGTCGTAATACTTGTTAATTGCCAGTTGTAGTGTTGGTAGGTGTTCGACCTCTGCACTCGTTGTGGCCTTGATCATCGCAGTGGCAAGTGCCTGACTTCTTGCACTCTCACCCATTAAGAATGTTTTGTTTTCCCAACCAGCTACTGTTGCTTTAGCAGCGTCATCTTCTTTCTTTAGCGCCTCTAGGTATTTGTAATGTGCCTGTATATGAGCGTCCATCACCTCGATGTTTTCTTTCTTCTCTTTTGTGTCTTTCTCGAAAGGTTTGCCATCGATGATGTTTTGCAGATTTCTCTTTGCTTTGGCTAGGTCTTTCTCTAATGTAAGCTGTTTAGCAGTAGAACTAACAAGTGCCTCTGTTGCGTCTTTCTGCTTCTGTATGTCCATCTGTCTATCAAGTTCAGTCTGTGTAGATGCGAACTTTTCTTTTTGTCTCAACACTTCAGAAAGTCGCTCAGACTCCTTGCGTAACTCAGCAGTTTGCTTTCTTTGATCCTCTAATGCTTTGATTGTGTTTTTTATTTTTCTTTTCTGTAAGTCTTTAGTTGCTTCTTCTTCATGGTAGTTAAGCTCTTTACCTGCTTTGGCCAACTCATATAGTCGCGCAGTCAACTCTTTAGTGCTAACAGCGGTTAACTTCTGAATCTCTTTCATCTCAGCAGTTTTCAACACCACACCAGCAATTGCACCACCTACTGCGATTAACGCACCCACAAGCGCACCACTTGGTCCAAAACCTGAAGCAAGTTGCGAACCCTGTTGCGAGAAGATAACCATTGCATCTGTGCCTGCCTGCATCTGTACCGCGACATCTTGCATTTGCCAACCTAGGTTCTGTGCTTGACCACGTAACCCACGCATCGATCCTTGCACTTTACCACTGACAGCACGTTGTTTTTGCATAACTGTAATAAGTCGAGCAACTTCATCCTTCTGCTCTTTAGTGGCATTAGCACCAAGTCGCATTTGAGCAGCATAAATCTCAGCAGCATCATCGGTCATATTGTACATTTTCGACTGTTGCTTGAGTGAGTCAGTAAGATTGTTGTACTTGGTAACAAGTCGAGTGGCAGCAGTGAACTCTTTACGTGCCTGTGCTGTCATCTCTTTTTTAGAGAGTGTTGTTTTATTGGTAACAGTCGCGCTATCACCTAACGTCTTGTTGAGTTCTTCAACAGCTTTATCAGTACCCTTAATAGAACGAGTGAACTCAACAACCTTAGTCTTAGCGTCACCTGTCTGCCAATCGATCTTGACGGTCTGTATTCTTTGTTCACTCATGTTATAGCCCACTGTTGATTATTGATGGGTAATAGTATAACGAACAATAGGGGATGGTGCGAGGGTTATGCACACGACTGAGCATGTGCATTGGTTTGAAGGGTGGTTAATCTTCTGTACGGTTAAACAAATAAAGGTTGTTGTTTTCTTTTAAGTAGACATGGAAACATTTTTTATCAGGTGATTTAATCCGCATGATATCAGCAAGAAAAGTACGAACCCGCTTTTGACCGTCAAGTGGTCCACCTCGCAACATTACTGTGTGTGACATAATGTATTCTCCTGTGTTAACTCGTTATTGAGTAAACACATGATAGAACAACCAACAGAGAAAAACTGTGACGAACATCTCATTACTTGTTCATCCTCTTATTGATTGCTAGTTGGAGTGTATCAGCGAAAACTTTTTCTCGTTCTGCTAATGTAGCATGGAATGCGTTACTCATAAATGGCACACCTGCATGTGGTTTACCATTATTAGGTGTGAAGCCGAACTCAGCCCAATAAGCCAGTTTAGGTGCTTTGATGTCTTTCTTTTCTTTACCATGTTTAGTGTTAACAGCATCTAGCAAGAACACACCTGCCATTCCCACAACATCGTTTGTACCTGGTGCAATTGCTACGTTATAACCTATTGAGTCGTACACGTAATCACCAACCTTACCCCAAGGAACCATAGTGGACCAATTACGCTGTATGGCAGACTCAAACACTTTCATTTCTTCGGTGGCTGCTTCAGCTATTACATCAGGGAAATCTTCTGCGAGGATGAGCATATCCTTGACTAATTCATCAAGGTCGGATTCAACGGTTATTCGAGTCTTAGCCATAGGTTACTTCCATTGATCTTTAAAACCTTTCTTAGACGTTTCTACATCAACAGATTCAGGTTTTACGGCAGGTTTATCTTGATTATCATCGATGCTGAAATAACAAGACCAGTATTCAAGTTCAGTAGCAGGAAACTGCTCCACCTCAAATACTGGTCTACGTAATGTTTGACAAATTCTTTTTATTAACAGCTCGTGACCGCTATTTAAGATTCGCTTTTTTTTTCATCATGTGATTCTACGTCAACAGGGTTTAACTTGTTAACTTCAGTGTAGAGTGCACTACCTAGTTCATTAGGGTACGCTTTACCTGTTAAGTCGGTGATGCTATTCCAGAAGTATTCATTTGTACCACGCACTTTCACAGCACATACAATACGTGATGAGATGATCAACTCTGATTGATCTAATACGTCCATGTCTTTATTTTCAAGAATAGGCTTCTGTAACTGTACTAATTTTTTAGTATCAGCAATAGTGAACTCACTGATTTCAAGCTCATGTACTGTGCCATCTAAATCGGTGAATAAGAATGGTGTTCGTTTTACTAAACCGCTAAGTTCTAACATGTGATGTTTCCTTGGTGATGTATGGCCACCACATCAAGTCAGTGGCCATGTTCAGTTAAGATACTGTGATTGCGATCTGTTCAGTAACGGTAGTACCATCACCTACTTGACGTGTAACAGTGATGTTAGCTGTACCTGCTGAGATACCAACTACATAACCCCACTTAGTCACAGAAGCAACTGCGTTGTCATCAGAAACGTAAGTGTCCTGATTAACTTCCCAATAAGCATCTAATGGTGTGTTAGTGACACCTAGTTGCTCACCTTCACCAACCAACACTGCGCCAGTGCCGACTAACGTAACAGCAGTTAGTGTAGGTGCAGTACCCCAATTAACGAAACTGTTTTGCTTACCGTTAACTGCGAACACTTTCCAATCTTCAGCAGTGGCATCATCAACCATGTAACCAAGTGCTTTGAATGTGAAGTCACCACGTTCCATATCAGGATAGGTAATACGCATCTGCATTTCTTCTTCGCCTTTACAACGAATAATGAATAGCTCTTGTAAGTCACGATCTACAAAATGCTCAGAACCAGCAACTTGTACAGGGATGCGTTGACCTTTAAGGTTTTTATCACCACCATCACGTAAGCCAGATGAATAACGCTTAATGCGATCTTCGGTTGTTGTTTTTTCTTTCGCTTCAGCAAGTGAGCCTGTATCGCCTGTTGCTGTAATACGAGGAATGCGTTTCCACACACCATCTTGCAAGTGCTCAAAATAGGCACCAGCTACTAAAGTTACATCATCAGACATAACATCACTCCTTATCGTTTATAAACGGTTAAATCGTAAAACGCTCTACGGTATGGCTGTTCAGTCAATCCCAACTCTGTTTGCACAAGGTTCGTAAATATCTTCTGAAACTCAACAGTTGTACTGTTGTCCATATCTTCGAGTTCGTCAAGTATTGATTCTACATCACTTTGACGTTCAGCGACAACTGTTATGCGCCATACGCTCGATGTCTCTACCTTTTTACCACTCAATGTCCTGCTGAATGGGTTAGCCACGTTAGTGACCACCACAGCAGGGTTTGTTTGTGATTCAGGTATCTGACCTGTGAACACATCACAAGTCAGCTTATCTTTAAGTAGTGCTACTACTTGCTTTAGTTGGCTCATGTGAGTATCACTGTTGTCTGTGTGTCAGCTTTAACATAGAGCGTTTCAGTCGTAACCTCCACACCAACTAACTCACCTGTAAAACGGTGACCGATAAGTGTCTCAGCAGGTGCACCAGCGCTACTAATGCACCACTGACCATTACCTGCGATACTCATTACACCTGTGAATGGTCCTGCTTGTGCGACAGTCCATACGTTAGGGGTAGTAATTTGTACATTCGTTGTATTTGCCATTGTTTTATAATCCTTGTATTCTAGTTGCAACTATAGTAGCACGAATCATGTAGGTGTCGCTCGGACTTCCTGTACCCTCTGCTGCACTAGCTCTAACCCTGAAAACAGCACCATCTGGAACGGGAAGTAACGCAGGTGTAGTGAATGAGAGTATAGCAGGTTCGTCATTTGCAGTTGCTGCCATTATTGGTGCGGTTCTATCCATTACTGGTATCCAACCACCAGCCCCATCACTACCCTCAACAACTATGTGTAATATAACTGGTACAGATGGAGATCTATCGTCGTTACGATAAATTCGCTCCAAGTCAATCTTATAAACACCACCTTTTGCAACAGTGAACTCTCCACCGCTTTCGGTAATACCTACATTAAGGAACGGATAGTCAGTACCCCATCCAGTTAGTACCGTTAAGGTGTCGTTAAGTTGGATTGGATTGCTAAAGGAGAAGTCACACATTTGAATGTTATTGAGTTCGCTTTCAATATTAGCAACACTATCTTGAATGCTTGTGTTTTGTGTTAGTTTTAATTTAGTGGCCAAAACTGTGCCCGTTACTACTGCGCCGCTTGCGTCAGCTTTAACTTGACAGGTAACAGTATCACCAATGTTTATTAAAGATGTAGAGCTGTCGTTTGTGCTGATTAATAGCACTCCATTAGCGCCCTGACTTTTAGCTGGAACTGTTGCTCTGAACTCATCGCCAGGTGTTGGAGGTGCGCCATTAACAGTTATGTAGTAATCTAACTCTCTCGCCTGATTCGATGAATTCTCAACGCGAAATTGAATGCTCGCAGATGATGAGTCGGGTTGATAAGATTTAGTCGTCACATAAGTTATCATTGGCTGATATGACGTGGTAACTGTTAAGTCGCTTGCGTTGGTAGCTGTCTCGCTGTGAACCTCAACGTTTAACGGTGTTGCCTCTAGTGGAAATACTATGTTTCCGTCCAAATCCAAAGGAGCGCCCAACTGCAAAAAGTTACCCTCTTGCGCGCCATTGAATTTAATCATGGTATTCTCACCGCCCACAACAACTGTTGAGCCGACCAGAGTTACAGGTAGTTGCGACTCGTCAGCGTCTTTAGCTCGCAATACCAGTCCGTATGTCTCATCTTGGAATATCTCACCGATACGAGTTCCATCAGCATTTGTGACTAATAAAGGGCGATTTGTTTCTTGTAGTTCATCTACAACCAACTGTAATTGATCTGCGTGAAAATTAGGATCAATACTGTTAGGTAACCCTTGCTGACCTCTTATGTTATTTACACCATCTTGTGCCGACATTAAACGTACTCCTCTGTGTATTCAGTTGTATATGTACTTAGGTCATTGCCTTTAAGGGTCATCACAACATTGTTTACTGTATCACCTCTCACGTAAAGTGCTTCACCAACTTCTAGCGTGAAAGGTACGAGTTCACCTGTAAACCGATGACCGATAAATGTATCAACAGGTGCTGTGCTACTAACATAGTATTGTCCACCACCTGTCACACTGGCAACACCAACAACAGCACCTGTGATTACTTCCACCCACACATTATGGGTGGTGATTGATACGTTGACTGTGATGGCCATGTTGTTTATTTCTCCTGTAAGCTTACTAAGCCAATAGCATGTTTTGCATTAGTAGTGATTGGTGTAAAAGTATATTCTTTTGTACCTGTAACACCAAGCGTAGTTTTGTACTTATCAAAAGCACCCTCAGTACAGGTGATATCGACATAGGTGCTCCCAACCTGTAATCGACCAGTAGCAACACCATCATAGCTGTTTATAGTTGTGATGATATCACAATCACCTGTGCCTGATACTGAGCCAGATATCGAACCTGAATCGTTGGTAATGTAATTAAAACCGTTACCCACACTAGCGCTATCTTTGGTAAATTCAATATCAGTACTAAGTATACCGAACTTATCACCTACATACTGTGGCTCACCTATGTTTAACAACCCATCATTACTATATTCGTAAGGTCGTACTGCTAAGTGTGATTTAGTTATGTTTAAATCTTCTGTGAATGTGTCTGGTAATTGAGTTACTGACATAATATCAGAATAGATACCTTTACTCTGAGCTTCACCTTCAGCATTACTTGCACCAACCCTGTATTGATTAATAGATGTTGCGACTCCTACGTGAGAATACTCTGTAGCACCTGCTCCAAGAGTAGCTATAACTATGTCATCTTCATAGACAGTGATACCAGTTTCATTTAAAGAATCTAAAGTCCATTCTATCTTATCTTCTCCTGCATCAATACTTAAACTTTTTGGTGCCAGAGGTAGAGCAGGTGCGAATACCCCTCCGTATTCATTAAAACCTATATCATACCCACTACCTTGTAATCTCACATACCCAAGCAGATCCCTGTCTATGGATAATGAGAAGGTAGTGTTGAATAGATTATTAACATAGATTAAGTCTTCAGATATCCCTGCATCAATCATATCTGAACCTGAGAGCAATGTAAGATGAGTAATACCTTGGGCACTCTCTTGATTAATGTTACTAGAATTAGCATTACCAGTGTTCCCTACATTCCCATAAGTATTAAGATCTTCTACATCAGTACTAATAGCAGAGGTAGATGCGAACCTCCCGCGGTAACTGTCAAAGAAGTTATTTCTCATCAGAGCATCATCCCTAAATCCAGATTCAACAATAAGATCTTCTCCTAAAGGATCTGTTTGACCTTCCCTACTTAGCTTGCCAGTAAAAACATTATTAGAGAATTTACAATCAGTTGAAGTATGTGCTTGTACTCCTCGTTGATAACTATGGACAGTATTGTTTAAGATGTAAACCTCAGTACAACCTCTAGTATTTATAGCATAAGTCTGACCCCATATAACACCTGTTTGATCTGGGTGGTGATCACCTGCTTGTATATTCCAAATCCTATTACCAAATGCATAAACACCTAAAGAGGATTGCAATGCTAATCCACCGTAAGAGTCATGGATATCATTATTAAGAATAAACACTTCCTCGCACCAGTCATGAGTAATTATACTAGCGCCTCTCGTCACGCAATCATTTTTAGAGAAAATTACCTTTCTTACTTTCTTGACATCAAAGGAGTTTTCTCCGTTTGTATGGAATTGATTGCCTGAAATATATAAGTAATCTGGATATAATTCTGACGCTTGCTGTGCGACACCAATCTGGATACCATCACCTTGACAGCGATCACCGATATTATTAAGCACCCACACTCTTGAAACTGCTTTACTAATTGAATATGCATGGTAGTCATGAGAGCCAGCATCACCTCCATTCTCATGAGTCCAATCTGTACTACCCATCTCTGTAATATCACACCCATATATGATAACGTCAGTACGCTTTAAAGGATTGCCTTCATCTACATTAGTAGAATCTCCTGTTATAGATAGAGAGGTGTTTGAGCCACTAACGAAATCTCCACTCCCCTTTCCATAGAAATATCTGTAGCAGACACGATTGCAAGGGTTGTCAGGGTATACATCGTGAACCCTCATACTAGGGCTACCAGCTCCATCCTCAATCAGCTCCATATATTCCAGTATCATACATTGACCCATAAGGAATATATTCTGACCACTAGACCATCGGTTCTCAGCAGACTCACCAGCCAACCATACGGGGTTAGCATTTGTACCCTCTGCACAGAAAGCTATCTTTCCATTACCAGAAGTGGGAAGATGACCTGAGACAATAACCACAGAACCAGCGGCTAAAGGAGGACGCTCAATATCATATCCAAGTGGCGTAGTATTAGGTAACGTTTTCCTAGGTACAAGTCTACTTCCGTTAGTGTTATCTGAATCTGTAGCATTATCGTCATCAGGATTAACATAATAAAACCCTGCAACTGGAGAATCCCACGGATCAGGTAAGGGGGGCCTCTCCATTTCTATATAATCTTCTCCTCCAAAATACGGTTTGTAATCTGGGATTGAATAAGGTTTAACGTCCATTATAAGACCTCCTCTAAAGCTATTCTTGTGAGTATTACTGTGTTACCAACAACACCTGCATATACTTTTATTGCTCCATTTACTTCATCCGCAGTAAGGAATATAACTTCAGTAACAGGTACTAAGGAATTTAAAGATACACTTACCTCCGTAGCAAAGCCAACCAGATTCTTAACAGTCTGATTACTGTTAACTTCTACGTTATAATCTAATGATAATTTATATTGAGCACCTACATTCATTCCAGTTACATCTGTAGACATTCTCCCACTTGAACCACTCGTACTGGTTATTGTCATCACACCACCAACTAACTCTATTGTGGAACTTGAGGCATCAAAAGTACTCGCATCGTCAGTCTCGAAATCACCATTAACAATCAGATTTGGGCCAAGCTTTTGGTAATCATAAACAGTTAGGGTGTGTTGAACAATTAACTCACCACCACGTTCATCGGTTGCTGTCATAGTAACAGTGAATGTCTGTCCGCTAGGATCTTCTGGTATTGCTGGGGGGTCATAAGCATGGATAGGATCTCTGTCTGTAGACGAATTCCCATCTCCAAAGTCCCATAAATACACGATATTACTATTATTACCGTCTGGATCATCAACTGTAGAATCGAAAGATACGACTAATTCATTTTTAAGGTATGAGAAGTCACCTACAGGTAGTATATTTGGCTGGAGTACAAATAATGATTGAGATGAATAGTCAGTGTTGGCATTTATATCAGTAGTTACCAGTTCAGACAAATACGTATCACCTAAGACAGGCGTAGGGTTAAATATATGTGTAACGTTCTGACCTATATATTCGGTATCATCAATAACCCACTTATAGGTATCTCCACCCAAACCAACAAAGTCATAAATATTAGTATCTGGATCTCTTGCTGTAGCTGTAAAGCTCGCTGTAGGTAAAGGTAAAGCTGTAACAATAACATCAATAATCAAGTCATCCGTACCTGTATCACTATCAAATGTAGCGTTATAAGTGCCATGCACTGCATATTCATGGACAGGGTCAACAGCAGTTGAGCTATTGCCATCTCCGAAATACCAAGTGCCTGTAATACCTGGTGGGTTGGTGAACTGTACGATGTTGTCACCCTCAACAACAGGTGGTGGTGGTTCCACACCTTCAACATCACCAACAGCGAAACATTCTCTTGATGCTTTCACGTAAACCGATTCAGTAGCACCTGTGATGAAGTCAACAGGTTTACCTGTATAACGGTGACCCACAAGTGAATCAGGTGGCACACCATCATAAATACAGTGTTGACCTCCTGCTGTTAGTGAAAATGTACCAGATGATTCAGTGCTGATAGCTGTCCACACACCAGGTGTTATGAAAGTATTACTCATTTCTTGATCACCTCACATGTTAGGATCATTGATTTCATTAGTTCATCTGGTTTAACGTGGTTCACCATGTATTCAACACCGTTGTAAACCAACACTTGTTTATCTTCAGCACGTTCATCGAACCACATCAACACTGTGATGATTGTGCTGGTGGTTGTGGTTCCATAATCCTGTACTTTAGCACCACTGACAGTCTTAACCTCAGCACGTGCATCAAACACTGGTACATTGCCAATTGGCTGTCCGTAGTCATCAGTGTCGTTACTAGGTACGAACACCTCAACGTATTGGCGCAATCGACCTGAGTTAATATTATGATACATAAATACGACTCAAACTAAGTAATTTCATGGAGGTTAACGGCATCTTCTCAACACTCAGACCTGTGATGAAATCTTCACGGTTGTTGTACATGGTTGAGATCATCATCAAGATACCTTGCTTAACAGCTTGTGGTAATTGCAGAGCTGTTGCACCACAAGCGTATGTCACGTTAACGTCACTGTACGCAGGGTTAACGCTCACAACGTCTGTTACATCATTATATTCATAGTTGTCAGTAGTGAGCACGGTACCACCGCTTGTGACCTCTGTAATACCCGTTACATATTTACCGTACAACATAATATCACCGCCATTCGCGCTGTACTGCTTAACAGTACCAGGTGATAGCATCCAGTGAACGTACTCTTGTGCTGCATCTACTGCAACAGTAATAAGTGACGTGATATAGGTGTCATCAAGGGTGAAAGATGGCATTAATCGACACTGTGACTTAGCTTCGTCAAGTGTGATAGCTGTGAAAGGGTCTTGTGTTAGTATTTTGAACGGTAACATAGCCATTAGCTCCTGTTTATTATGTCAGTTTAACTTATTGACTGATGTTTGACAATGTGACAATGCTCACAGTATTCGTTTAGTAACTGTTCTACTATCTCTACATCAATTAAACAACGGAGTAATAGCAATGAAAGACCGAATTATTAAAATGTGTGAATGTGGTTATCGTCTAACTGAAACAGTGAAAGAATACGCTGTTGAAACTGTAAAGGGTAAATGTACTTGCCCTCAATGTGGTGGTGAAGCTACACACCTTATGCACATCGACAAGCGTAATTTACCTGATGGGGAATAGCCATGCACATGATTCGTTATGAATGTAAAGGTGGACCACTTAGCGGTCAAACGATTTGTGTTGCTGAAGGTGTTACACGTTACAAAACACGAACAATGGTAAACGTAATGGGTGAGATTGTACCCACGTTTCAGTTCTATGAATTAAACGACGAAGGTGTGTTTGTTCACACTGGTAGTAAGTTGAGATAACAAAAAGCCCACAACTAAGTGGGCTTCTTCACATCTAACACGTTAAGTGTTATGCAGGACCGTTAGTGGTACAAGCAATAATCTTAATCGCATCAGAGTTACCAACACGCTCAAACATCTCTTTAGACGTTTTAACTAACGTACACTGATCAATCGTGTACGGGTCAAGTAACATCTTATCAATGTCACCATCGTTCAAGTAGAATGCACGACTTAACGTACCGAAAATAATCGGTGTTGAATCAGCAGCAATATCAGGCATTGTGTCATCAATAATAACAGGATAACCCATGATTGTAGGTACACCGCCATCTTTGTAGTTATTGATGAAGATAGGGTGATTATCAGCATCACGTACTTTCTCAATAACACCTTTAGTTTTACGATTCATTAAGAACGAGCTACCAGACAAGAACATTGAAGGGTGTTCGTTGATAATATCGATAAACAGGTTAACGATAGCTTCATCATCAGAACCTAACGCACCAGATACACCAGTTGCTTTAGCAGGGTAAATATCATGGTCACGTGCATCAGCAGGATCAGCTGCTAAAGTTGGTTTCCAAGACTCACCCGTAAGGTCTGTAATATCTGTACGTACAGATAAGATACCACGTGCATTAGTTTGAGTAGCGTCATCAACACCAGTACCCTGAAGCACTTGTGCTGCTTGGTAAATACCCATTTCTTGTCCAAGTAACACTAACAGCTCACCATATACATCGATATCAGGTGCAGTCATTGCCTCGTCTGTAATACGTGGTTTAGCGTACACTTTCCACGTTTTACTACGGATTTCAGCATAGGTCTGTGTATCTGTTTGTGGTAATACAGAACCAGGAATGTTCTCTACACCAGTGGCAACAGCAGGGTAACCAACAAGTACCAATTTACGGTAGTTACGAGTCATCACAGGATCACGGCCAACTAGCCCCATAATCGGTGAATATTCACGTGCGTAGTGAATAACATCACGACTTAACACTTCAGCAATCGCTAAACCTGCTGATTCAGGTGTACCGATGTTCAACGCTTTCACTTTATCAGTGATCATGTTACCAGCAGCACTTAGTAAGTCTTTAACATTACCTTCGCCAGCTGAACCGTTAAGTTTCAACATTGCACCGATTGACGAAACAACAACAGCTTTAACAGCTTTGTGCTCATCTACGTTAGGTTGGAAAGATGCTTTAGCTTTAGTGCGTACATCACTGATCTCATCTTCAAGATTGGCGATAGACTTTTTAAGTGCTTTGACTTCATCAGCGTCTTTTGACTTTTCAAGTTCAACGTATTTAGCATCAAGTGCCTCAACTTGGCCTGTTAATGCTTTTTCAGCAGCAACACGTGCTTCTTGTGACTTTTCAAACTTGAGCGTCATGGCTTCAAGTAATTTCTTTAATTCATCCATTAGTGGACTCCAATATTTAGGTTTAGGTTAAGGTTATGTTTTTTATGTTCACGTTGACCACAACGTCATTAAAGTAGACCACTACTTAATGCTGTCAGTTTAAGCGTTATATTTGCCAATATCAAGTTACTTGTGTTATCTGTGACTTAGTTCACAGTATTCAGGTGCGAAGTGTTCTAAGATTCAGCCCATTACTCAACCCTTAAATTAAGGAACAAACATGAACGAATTAGAATACACAGACATACCTAACATACTGGAATTATCACTGACTATTCCAGTATTACAAATAGCAGAAAAATACGATGTTGACCCTGCAATACTTAATCGCTTCTTGACGCGCCACGGTATTACACTGTTGACGTACAGGAAACAGGTGAGAAAAGATACCGTACTGGCAATAATTAACGAGGGTGGAACAATCCATGACGCAGCTGAGAAGTTGGGTCTTTCGACAAAAACCACTTACAACTTAATACGAGGCTGTCACTTGCCAAAACGGTATAAAAATGAGTTCGTAGTTATGCAAGTGCTGAACGGTTATGCAATTAAAAAAGACAGTAAGAAATGCACCGATAAGATAATAGGTAGAGAAAACTTCTTCACCCTTTCTGAATCGGCACAATCTTATTGTGATGAGTTAAACATTAAGCATCAGGTAGGTCGATAAACCCTTTCATCATAGCTTCAAGTTCAGTCGTATCAGTATCCACAACAGGGTTATAACTGTTAGTGATGCGATTAGCTTGACGTTTACTAAAACCACACTGTTCACGTAATACCTTTTCAAGTTCACGCTTAGTTGGTAATTCGCCATCGTCCATTTTAGATTTAATATCTAACAACACAGATTCTTCATTGCAAGCACGTGTAACCCATGATACTTCTGTAACGTGTATCTTGTGTAACTCGTTGTAACCTTCGTTGTTCCACTTTTCATCTTCAACCCAGTAGCCAATGCTGAACATGTTGAGCGCACCATCTTTGGCTAAGATTTCAATGTCAGAACCAAGTGCTGTTTTACTTAGGCGACCTCGCATCTTCAGACCTTTAGGATCTTCTTCCATGTCTAACCATACACCAACCGGCAAATCGTGTGATTTGTGCATCCAGAACATTTGAGGCATTGTTCCAGCAGACTTATGGGCTTTAATACTATCTGCGTAAGCGCCGTTCATAGTTTTATCTAAGGCGTGGTCAACATTACCTTTGACGTTACCATAACAAGTGAACTCGCCTGTTGACGGGTCCATTTTGACTTCACTGATGGCACACTCCATCTTCTGCATTTTATTCTTCATTAGTTCCACCTTGAGCTTGGTTATTAATTTGTTCTTGTACAGTGCCTATGTCAGTAAGACTACCCAGCGTTAAATTATTCGTATCAATGGCAAATACATCACCACCCTCAACAGGATCACGACCTAAATCCATTCTCATTTCATTAATAGTACAACCACACATCTTGAACTCAGCACTAACAGCTTCAACCATACGATGAGGTGAGCCATTGTAAAATGCTTTACGGTTAACACGTACAAAACGATTAGATTTCAATTTACGCATGATGATGTTAGAAGCATTCTCGAACTTCATCAGAATTGGCTCAATGCCATTACGCATATAGGCTTCGTCAATGTCTAACATCGTTTGATTCGATGAAGCTGACTTAGGTACACCAATGCGCTCTGGTGGTACCCGGAATATGCGACAAATACGGTTAACTGAGAACTCACGACTTGCTAACAGCTCTGAATCTTTAGGTGATAGTTGTAACGATTTAACGTCCATACCATCTTCAAGTACAGGAATGTTACCAACACCGGGTGCCCCACGAAATGTTTTCCAATCGGCTTTTAATCGGTTCGCAGCATCAGCACTGACAGATTTCTCAGTGCGCAATGCAAACTGTGAGGTAATACCTTCAGCTTGTAATGTGTTCCATGTATCTTCAGTGTCGTATGTGCCATTGAGTAATGCTGCGTTGTACTGAATAGGTGAGATAGGTGTGAAACCATCAAGTGTGAACTGATTAATAACGAAAATGTTATCAATACCGAACACCATGTTAGGTTTACCATCATTCGTTACGTAGGTGTAATACACATCACCGTTTTGGTCCATCGCAGGTTTAACATTCTGCTGATGCTTGAACGGTATTAACTCCATGATGCTACCACGGTCATTATATGCAATGTAGGCATAGAACGCACCGTACAGTTCATAACTGGCAGTAAGGAACTCAAGGAAACCTTGAATAGTCATAAAGTCGTTAGGTTGCTGTGTGAAGATCTTGTGTAAACGACCATCGTCAACCTTAGACACAGCATCATCAGATCTATCATAGAGCGACACAGGTAATCTGCCAACGGTTTCAGACTTATCACGAATACATGTGTAAACGGTTTCAATGGTCATTGCTTTACTAGGTGTCATTGCACCTGAGTTACCTGAAAACAAATTAACGCCAAAATCGTCACCATACTCTTTTGTTCGAGATTTCATGTTTTCAAGTTTTAATCTGTAAAACCGTTCTGGTGTCATTACCATCGGTGTAGCCCTCTAAATTACGGTTAATCCCTTGTGATTATACACGCTACTGTTAGTGCTGAACAGTGTAGCACTTGACAAAGCAATAATAACAGCAATGAGCGGATCTATTTTTTCAGTTTTGTAGTCAGTTTTGTACACTGCCACGTTGTTGAACTTGGTAACGTCCATTACAGCACACTCACATGCGAAGTTGAACATCGTATCACCATTGTACCTCAATAGTTGATCTTCTACCAATGACTCAAACTTCTTAGCTGGTTCTGATAAATTACCTGCACCTTGCGACACTGATAACACCGGTAAACCTTCTTCCTCCAAGTCCATCGCCACCTCTTTCATCTTATAAGGGTCATAGGCGATATGTTCACACTGCGGTAACTGATTATACACATCACGGATAAGTTGCTTTACATGCTCATTACGGATGCGAGAACTGGTGTTGATTAATCGAATGTGACCGCTTGACTCAGCTTTCTCATAAATCTTTTTAAGGTAGTCAGTCGAGTCGGTCACTGCTGCTTGTGTTTGAATGTTGAACCCGAAGATAGTAATACCACCATCATCATCAGGAAACAGCACATACAGTGATGTAACGTCACCACCTAATGATCTATCGAAACCGATATAACATTTCTTATGTTTGTAGTCATCGAACCTCAAATCATCAACAGTACAGGCTTGTACCTTGTCCATGTCCAGCCACTTATCTGCGCCATTGACGAATAAGTTTGCATGTTTAGTTATGAAGTTGGCTTTTTCAGCGAAACTAAGTGATGCCTCTTTATAACGGTCATGGAGGTATCGCATCGATGGTAAACCATGAATTGTACCAGGGTTCGATTTGTACCAACACTGAGGATCTGACCAATCATCTTTTTTATCTATCTGCCACATGGCGTAGAAGTAGTTATCTTGTTCAACACGACCCTCAAGCACAGCTTCACCATTTTTATACAGGTCAGTGCACAACCCATCGAGGATAAAACCTGCTGTGGTGATCACAATGCTTAGATACTCTGTTTTAGCACCGAAAGCAGATACAACAACACCGTAAAGGTTACGATCTTTAATTGCGTGGCACTCATCGAGTGAAATTGTGTCAGGATTCAAACCATCAAGTGACTGACTGTCACTGGCCAATGCTCTGAACTCACCATGTTTATCGGTTAATATGTCATTGGTTCGTGCGTTGAATATCGACTTTAAACGAGGTGACAGGTTGATCATGACCTGAGCTGTCTTGAGTACAATTTTTGCTTGGTCGCGTTTTGTGGCCAATGAGTAAGCACGAGGTTGATAACCTGCTTTGTACATGACATATAGCATCAGCCCTGCAGCAAGGGTTGACTTACCACCTTTACGTGACACGAGAATGAATGTTTGATTGAATCGACGTTCACCAAGTACGTGCATCGGATTACCATCATCATCAAAACTGTTCTCGTTCCACTTCCACGCTATTAACGACACCACTAACCATATCTGCCAAGGTAGTAATGTTGTGGGTCGTCCTGCATCTTTACCATCTGTGATCGGTATGAACTTGAACCACATTACAATCGATTTAGCAGCTTGTTCATCAACGTACAAATCGTCACGTTCCATATCTTTGAAATGGCGTTCAGCAGCGAGCTTCATTAATCTACCTGCTGGTATTTTACCTGTGATGATGTCATGTGGGTACTTATGAAACCATCGCCAATCCTGATCACCTGCTTGAACATCAGGAAATTCGTATTGGGATATATTCATACAATACCGAACCCATCATCTTTATCACCTTGATGTTCAGGTACACCACTGGTCACTTTACGACTATTAGGTGTCATCTTGAACTCTTTCATCAAGCGGATTTGATGAGGTCGAATTTTCTCAAGTGCATCACGTGCTGGGTTTTTCTTGGTCACCACGTTGCGGTCACCTTGTACCTCGACTGACTCACCATTCTTACGGAGGTCTGCACGTAAGTCATTCATTTCACAGTTTATAACTGCCAATTCGCCAAGAGCGTGTCTATCATGGTATTGTAGTAATACACCGTTGTCTGTCATATCATCATACAGGACCATGTACATCTGCTTCTGTTCAAACGTATTCACCGATTCAGGTGGATTACTTCTTATCTGACTCATCTCTCTTGCTCCTATGTGGGTATCGTTCAATTATGGGGGGAATTCCTCAATTTATCCACTACATTATATATACGTACTAGGAGTATATATACTTTTAGCCGTTTAGACGTCTAAACGTCCAGATGTCTAGCCATCTACACTGCCAATTGGGGAACACCTCATACGCGACATTCAGGTAGAAAAAGG